GGAGCAGACCAGCACCCTGCAGACCGCCCTCTGCATGACCGGCTCCCTCTAATCTCCCACCCAACACCAAGCCATGAAACTCATCCTCGCCCTCCTCGCCGGCCTCGCGCTGGCGGCCTACATCCTCGCCCTCGCCGACGGCCCCAGCCTGCTCGAGATCATCGACAACCCCAAGTTCTAATTTCCAACCCACCCACCACCATGTTCTCATCCAGCCCGGTCAAGTTCATCGAAGTCCAACGCGTCATCAACATCAACGACGACGCCCCCCAACGCATCATCCTCAACGTCGATTGCATCGAAAGCATCTCGGCCAAAAACACTGATGGCACTGTTTGCAGCGTCCATCTCAAGGACGGCAAATACATGCTGCTCGTTTGCGATTACGCCATCCTCAAGCGCTTCCTCACCCCGCTGCCGTTTGCCGGCTAATCCCAGCAGCACCATGCCCGACGCCAACGCCCACGCCCCCGACATGCGTCCCACCATCCGCAAGGCCCACCGCGACGACCCCGTCCGCAACGCCCTGGCCAACTTCTGCGAGAACCTCGACGGCGCCCAGTACCTCCTCGCCGGCGGCTCCAAGGGGTCGGCCAAGGACGTCGTGAACAACGCCGTCAGCGACCTCACCGCCGTGCTCTCCGCCTCCGGCATCCGCGACCTGATCGTCGAGGTCAACGCGCTCGGCCGCATCGAGGCTTTCCTCGACTACAGCGACGACCTGGGCGACATCCGCCTGACGTACACCGCCCGCCAGCCCCGCAACTGATGACCAACCTAGGCAACCCCTCCCAAGAGGTGCAGACCCTCATTCTGGGCATCGGCTACGCCCGGGACCGCGTCCTGCAGGGCGACTGGACCCCGAAGTACGCCAACGAGCAGGTGGCCCAACAGGCCGCCGAGGCCGAGCAGATGCTGGTCTTCTTCGGGTGCACCGACGTGGACCTGTACGCCCACCTCTCCCCCTCCGGCCGTGCGCTGCTCAAGTGGCGCTACCGCGACAAGGACGGCGAGCTCTTCACCGGCACCCTCCACCCCACGTCGCAGTCATGAAGCCCCTGCTCCTCCTGCTCGCGTCGGCCACCTGCCTCCCCGCGATCACTCCCGCCCAGGTTGACGCCATCATTCAGGTCGAGTCCGCCAACAACCCCCGCGCCATCGGCCGGCTGGGCGAGCGTGGCCTCTGCCAATTCTTCCCCGCAGCTTGGGCCGACACCTCCCGCTGGCGCCGTGCCCACGGCCTGCCCACCTACCCCTACACGCTGGCCCTTGACCCCATCGCCGGCCACGAGTACGCGACCTCCTGGTTGACGTACAACGAGGAGCGCCTGACGAAGGCCCTCGGCCGCCGCCCGACGATCGGCGAAGTCTACGCCGCCCACCAACTGGGCTTTGCGGGCTTCAAGGCGAAAGGGTTTGACCTCTCCCGCTGTCCGTCCATCACTCGCATCGTCGTTGCCCGATTGGCGAAAGCGACCCGCACCAAATGAACAAGCCCTTGCTCGTCGCCGTGGACCCCGGCGTTTCCGGCGCCATCGTCACCTACCACGACAACCTCGGGCTGGAGTCGTTCAACATGCCCGGCACCGATTGGGAGGTCTGCAAGCTGGTGGCCGACATCTCGACGAAGGCCAACAAGGTCGTGCTGTATCTTGAAGAGCCCCCGCTTTACGCGGGCCGCAACATCCCCGGGTCGGCCATCGGGAAACTGATGTGGAACACGGGCGTCCTCTACGGCGCCGCCGTGGCCTGCGGCTGGGAGGTCCACCGCGTCCGTCCCGCGATCTGGCAGAAGGCCCACCCCGTCGGCACCAAGGGCGACCTGACGACCACCGCCTGGAAGAACAAACTCAAGGCCCGGGCCGGCGAGCTCTTCGGCTCTCAGCTCAAGGTGACTCTGGCCAACGCCGACGCCCTGCTGATCCTCGACGCCGCCCGCCGCGGCGCCATCAACTAACTTTCCCACCTATGAAACAACCCATCCCCGTCAACGAGCAGACCACGCAGTCCCTGGTCACTCCGCCCGTCCCCATCAAGGACACGCGCTACATCATCCTGCACGACGGCACTGTCGCCGCCCGCCTCAAGCCCCGCCGCAAGGGCAACATCAACTACTGGTCCCTCTCCGTGAACGGCCACCTCAAGGTGCTCAACCAGCAGAGCATCGACGACATCGCCGCCGGCAAGTAACCTTTCCCTGCACCCATGAGCAAACAAGCCACCGACGCCAACGCGGACTTCGTCGCCGCCCTCAACGCGCTGGAGAACGTCAGCGCGAACAAGTCCAACCCCGCCTTCAAGGGGTCGAAGTACGTTTCCCTCGACCAGCTGCTGGACGCCGTGAAGCCGGTTCTCGCGAAGCACAACCTGGCCCTCACCCAGATCGTGCGCACCCTGCCCGACGGCCGCATCGGCGTGGTCACTTCCTTCCGCCACCGCGACGGCGCGACCTTTGATGGGGGCGACCTCTTCATCCGGGCCGACGGCTTGGAGCCCCAGAAGATTGGCGCCGCCCTGACCTACATCCGCCGGCAGTCCATCCAGACCGCCTGCTGTGTCAGCGTGGACCTCGACCTCGACGGGAACGGCCTCACCCTCTCGCCCGCCATCAAAACGCCTCAGACGGCCAGCCAGACCCCTCAAACCATCCGCCCGTCGGGATACCTCGCCCACCCCGAGGCCGCCGTCCGCGTCCTGCAGCGCAAGGGTTGGCTCAAGGAAGGCCAGGGGCTGGCCGACCTTACCCCCGAGCACCTCACCAGCATCGCCAACAACCCGGCCTTCAACGCGGCCGTCCTCAAGGAGGCCCAGTCGTGAGCGAGCCGAAGCGATACTCTCCGTTCTACACGCTACGCAACGGAGACACGGGGCTGGCATCTTTCGGAGTCGAACCAAAAGACGACGGCATCTATGTAGAATACTCCGACTACTGGAAACTTTTCGAGCAAGCGACCCGCCTCAAGGCCGAGGTCGAGCGCCTGACCAAGGCCGGGGATGCGATGGAAATGACCTTGCAAGCAGACTTCAATGGTTGCCCTTATGAGCCGATTATCGTTCGAGAGGCTATGATTTATTGGCGAAACGCCAAGAACGCCGCCAAGAAGGGAGGCCAGTCGTGAGCGACGACGAACGCACCGCCAAGATGCTGGCTTGGTCTTTCTTCCTTTCTGGCCTTTCGATTGGCTTGAGCATCGCCGTCGCCGTCTACGAATTCACCAAATAATGAGCGACTTCCTCACCCCCGGCGGCCAGCCCTTCGACCCGATCGGCGAGGCCATGAAGAACCTGGAGCGCATCAACGAACTCGCCGCCGCCAAGGCCCGCATCGCCCAGCTCGAAAAGAACAACGAGGAGATGCGCGAGGCCGGCGACGAGCTCTGGTACGTCGTCCGCCACGCCCCCGAGTGCGAACCCCAGGACATCATCGACGCCTGCTCCACGTGGGCCGACAAGCGCCGCCATGGCTGACATCCCGAAGTCCATCGAGCGCCTCGCCGAGAAGGACGGCGTCTACCTCTACGGCCTCCTGATCCTGCTGGACGGGGAAGCCTTCTGGGAGTGCACCGCCGCGACGGCCAAGGGGCTGGAGACGACGATGCGGGCTTGGAAGGTCCACACCTACCCCACCCTCAAGCGCTCCCAAGTCCGCTACTTCGTGAAGTCTCCCGGCGACATCAAGGAGATCACCATCCCTTCCCGCACATGAGCCCCCAAGACTCCGCCCGCGCCAACCTCCAGCGCCTCTCCGCCGAGGCCAACGCCCTGCAGTCCTACCTGCTGGCCTTCGTCACCCAGACCGACATCAACCGCATCGGCGAGGACCTCACCCGCCTGCGCGCCGTGCTGGCCGTCACCGACCTCAACCACATCGACGACGTGCACGACCTCGACGAGCTGCGCGAGCGCCTTAACTCCCTCCGCTCCGGCATCTCCGTGCTCCTGGTGTCCCTGCACAACATGCACGAGAAGGCCGAGGGCATGCACACCACCATGTCGGCCGTCGAGGACGCCGTGGACAACCCCGACGACACCCTCTGACAACCCTTCAGGGGTCGCCCTGTGTTTCCGGCGTCAATGGATCGGCGCTTGTTCCATAGTTCACAGGGCACCCCTCCCCTTTCCACCCACCCAACAAACCCATGAAAGCATACATGCCCCCCACCCCTAAGGAAATCGCCTGCCTATCCCTCACCCATACCCGCGCCGAGTACGACGCCCTGCCCGGTCTCAACCAGACCATGGCCAAGGTCCTCCTCCGCTCGCCGGCCAAGTACAAGCATGCCCTGGCCAACCCCCCGAAGGCCACCGCCGCCCTCCGCGAGGGCATCATGACCCACGCCTGCGTCCTGCAGCCCGACCTGTTCGCCCGCTACAAGCCCGAGCCGGACGTCAAGAAGAACACCAAGGAGGGCAAGGCCGCCTACGAGTACTGGAAGACCACGCTGGCCCCGACCGACCTGCCCTGCGACTGCGACGAGTACGACAACGCCCTGCACTACGCCGACGGCCTCCGCGCCGTGATGGCCTCCCACGGCATCCGCGTCCACGCCGCCGAGATCGCGCTGTCGGCCACCTACATGGGCGTGGCCCTCAAGGGGTCCATTGACTTCATCGGCGCCGACGGGGTCATCTACGACCTGAAGACCACCCGCGAGGAAGCGACGGCCTACGGCTTCGGCCGCGAGCTGCAGCGCAACCCGGACTTCCGCCTGCAGGCTGCGTGGTACATGCACCTCTGGAAACTTGTCTTTGGCGAGTCCCCCGCCGGCTTCCGCCTGATCGTCGTCGAGAAGGAAGCCCCCTACGAGGGCGCCGTCTTCGAGCTCGACCAGGAGCTCATCGCCGATGGCGGCATCAAGATGCTCGAGGCCATCACCACCTTCCAGAAGTGCTCCGAGTTCGACTCGTGGCCAACCTACCCCGCCGAGATCATCAAGGTCGAGCCCTGGAAGAAGCCCGGCGAAGCCACCCCCCTCTCTTTCTCCTAACACCCAACCACCCAGAACAAATGAACCAGCCCCCCGAACGCCCGGCCCTGAAGACCATCACGAAGACCGGCATCTACCACCTCCGCGTCAGCAAGCCCAAGGCCGAAAAGGTCCGCACCTGGGACGACGGCACCATGTCCTGCCGCGTCTTCTTCATGGACGCCGAAGGCAACTGCCTGTCCCAGTCCTACGGCACCAAGTACGCCAACTCCCTCGCCATGATGGTCGGCAAGATGTCCGGCCAGTACGTCAGCGCCTTCGCCGGCCAGACCCCCGAGGACTACGTGGCCTACGTCTCCAAGGCCGCCGGCAAGACCACCGAGACGCTCGTCGAAGTCACCCCGGGCGAGCCCCGCGACGGCATGCCCACCTACAAGTACAAGCTGACCTGGGCCAAGAAGGGCCAGACGCTCACCCCGCCCGACACCTTCTGACCATGAGCGACCTCTACACCGGCTTCCAGTTCGACAAGATCGCCGACATCCTCTTGGTCAAGACGCGCATGGACTTCCTGCTCCTGACCATGGCCCCCGACAAGGTCCGCGACCAGCTCGTCCGCGAGTTCGGCCAAGACCTCGACATGTTCGGCAACCCCTCCAACGCCGCCCGCATCGTCGAGCAGCCCCGCTAACCATGGCCGACAAACACTGCGTCCTGATCTGCGGGTTCGCCCGCGCCGGCAAGGACACCTTCGCCCGTGGCCTGCTGGCCGGAGCCAAGCACCCCATCGACACTGTGGCCTTCGCCGATTCCCTCAAGGAGGCCCTGCGCGTGGCCGCCAACGACGTGGGCCTCGACGTCAACTACGGCCGCGAAGAGGACAAGCTGCTGGACCGCCCGCTGCTGGTCGAGTTCGGCCGTGCCATGCGCCGACGCAACAAGGACGTGTTCGCCGCGATGATTGCCCAGGAGCTCTCGCACATGTGCGACAAGCACACCTACGCCGTCACCGATTGGCGCTACCTCAACGAGTACAACGTCATCAAGGCCGCGTGCGACGAGAAGGGCATCAAGCTGCACACTGTCCGCATCGTCCGTCACGGCTGGCAGGCCGCCAACGAAGAGGAAGGCAACAGCATCCTCGAGATCATGGAGGCTGTCCCCTTCGACGAGACCATCTACGCGACGAGCGGAGACCAGGAAGGCGTCCTGCTCCACGGCTACCGCACCGCCCAACTCTGGCACCTGTGAGCATCGACCCCTTCACCCTCGCCGGCTACGGGGACACCCCCGCCGACCTCTACGACCTGTCGAAGAAGTGGGCCATCACTCCCGCCCGCCTCAAGTTCCTCTCCCGCTGCCCTTCCGGCATCCACCGCAACTGGCTCAAGGACCAGGGCAAGTGGACGCCCGAAGAGAAGCGCCTCGCCGCCAAGTGCCGCCTTGCCTACCGCCAGAGCTTCACCGCCCACGAAGCGGCCGAGATGGCCAACGTGAAGGTCGAGGTCATCAACGCCTTCCTCGAGAAGGTCGGCGCCACGTGGCCCGCTGGTTGCCGGCGGAAGTTAGCCTGGGGCGGAGGCACCACCCTTAACGCCCGCCGCGAAGGGGGCAACCTGCTCGCGTCCAACGTCAAGGCCACGCCCCAGCGCAAGACCAGCGACAGCGTGGAGCAGACCCTGCTCAAGGCCCGGGCCAGCGGCCTGTCCCTGCGTCAAGCTGCGGCCGTGTCCGGCATCCCCTACCCGACCCTGTACGCGGGCTCCCGACGCCTGGGCATCACGATCGCCAAGGTGTACCGCCCCCGCACTGTGAAAGGCAAGGTGCGCCTGTGAGCGACTCCCTCGAAGCGTCGATGATGAAGCGCATCGGCGAGCTCAAGGCCGAGATCCGCAAACTTACCACGGAGCGAGATGCAAACCTCGTCGACGCAGGGTCGCTCTTTCAGGAGAACGCCCGCCTCAAGGCCAAGGTCGAGAACTCAAAACGCATCAACACCGAGTTGCTTGCCTTGTCCAATCGACAGGCGAGCGACATTCGGCGGCTGACCAAGGCCGGGGACGCGATGGCCAGCGGGCTCCAGGGCATGGCCGGCGAACGCCCCAAGGCCCTTGCCGATGAATGGCACGACGCCAAGGGGGTGAACCCGTGAGCGAGCCCATCCGCTTCGTTTTCGCGTCCGACTCCCACGGGGACATGGCCGACCCCGAGGCCCTCTCCGCCCTTTGGGAGTTCTGCAAGGACTACAAGCCCCACGTCCGCATCGCCGGGGGCGATCACTTCGACTTCCGCGCCTTGCGCCGTGGCGTCGGCACCTCTGACGCGGAAAGCGGCGAGTCCCTCAAGGCCGACCTCGAGGCCGGCATGGACTTCCTCAAGCGCTTCCGCCCCACTGTCTACCTCTGGGGCAATCACGAGCACCGCCTCGACAACCTGATCGCGTCGAGCTCGTCCGCCCTCGTCCGCGACTATTGCCAGGACATCAAGGACACCATCAACCGCACGGCCCGCTCCGCCGGCGCCAAGACCATCCTGCCCTACCACGCCGACCTCGGCGTCTACCGCCTGGGCAAGATGGCCTTCGTCCATGGCTACGCCCACGGCGAGAACGCGACAGTCAAGCAGGGCCTCCACTACGCCGTCCACGGCGGCGGCCTAGTCCACGGCCACACGCACACCCTGGCCAGCATCGCCCTGACCCAACACGGCAGCGGGAACGCATTCAGCGCCGGGTGCCTCTGCCAGAAGGAGGCCATGGGTTACGCATCCCACCGCCTAGCCACCGCCCGCTGGGGCTCCGGCTTTGTGGCCGGCTGGGTCGATGGCAACGACTGGAAGGCGTGGCTCGTCCACAAGGTCGGCAAACGCTGGGTCTGGCAGACCGGCCTCCGTCAATTCACCCCGAAGACCAAATGAGCCAAGGCACCAGCGTCGTTGCGAACCACCGCGTCAGGGACGACATCCTCGACGCCATCGTCTCCGAGATCCAGAAGCAGGCCGAGAAGGCACCGCCGGGCTTCCACCCCATCGACTACTGGGAGAAGCGCTGGAAGTGCAAACGCTCGTGCGCCAAGCGCTACCTCGGCGAAGGCGTCAAGGCCGGCATCCTGGAGCGCATCGAGCTGCGCCGCTACACCGGCAAGTACGTCCGCCGCGCGCCCTACTACGGCCCCGCCCGCAAGAAGGCTCGACACAAGCCCCCCCGCTAGGCATACCCCTCCCCGCAAGCCATGCAAAACCCCGACGACCTTATCGCCCGGGCAAGGAAGTACCTTGCCGCCCTCCCCGAGTCCATCGAAGGCCAGAAGGGCCACGACGCCCTCTATCGTGCCGCCAGCGTACTCTCCAACGGGTTCGCCTTCGACGACGCCACCGCGCTCGACCTCCTCCGCGAGTACAACGCCACCAAATGCTCGCCCGCTTGGGACGACAAGCACCTTGAGCGCAAGATCCGCGAGGCCGCACGCCGCCCGCACGACAGGCCCAAAGGATACCTGCTCGACGGCGCCAAGCCCCACGTCCCTGACTTTAAACCAGCCAGCCCCAGCGTGAAGATTAGCCAGCCCCCTAAGACCGCCACCCTGGCCGACCTGCCTGCCCCCGCCTCCCAGGCCGTCGTCGCCCCTTCCGACTTCCTCACCTTCACCGACTTCCTCTTCGCGGCCTTCCGTCCCGACGAGCAGGTGCAGATCGAGACGCCCGCCGACCTCGGCGCCGATGGCAAGGGACGCCCCGCCGGCAAAGGCATCGTGAAGACGGCCACCGAGTGGAACAACCTCGTCAACATCGACCCCCAGCTCGACGGCGGCCCCGCCGGTTCCTTCGTCCGCATCAACCCCGTCAAGGACGCCGACGGAAAGGACGCCAGCATAACCGCCTATCGCCACGTCCTGCTGGAATGGGACGCCGGCACCAAGGAAGAGCAGCGCGCCCGCATCGCCCGCTCGCAACTGCCCGTCACCGCCATCGTGGACAGCGGCGGCAAGTCCGTCCATGCCTGGGTCCGAGTGGACGCCAAGGATCGCGCCGAGTACGACGCCCGCGTCGCCCAGGTGTTCGCCCTCTTCGCCGACTGCCCGCCCGACAAACAGAACAAGAACCCGTCGCGCTTCACCCGCCTTCCTTGCGCCGCCCGTGGCGACAAGCGGCAGGCACTTATCGACATCAAGCAGGGGTTGCCCAACTGGGAAGCGTGGACCGCGTGGAAGGCCGAGCAGGACGACGCCGTGCAACAGGCCAACGACGGCACCGAGGTCTTCGACCTTGAGGCTCTCGACGCCTTCGACCCAAACACCGACCCCACTGTGCTCGTCGGCAAGAGCAGGCGCTGGCTCTGCAAGGGCTATGTGCTCCAGATCGTCGGCTTCTCCGGCTCCGGCAAGTCCTCCCTTGCCATGCAGATGTGCGTGCAGTGGGCCCGTGGCCTCGACCTCTTCGGCCTCCAGCCCGTCCGCCCGCTCCGCATCGTCATCTGTCAGGCCGAGAACGATTTTGGGGATACCGCCGAAGGCTACGCGGGAAGCGTCCGCAACCTGACCACGCAGGAGAAGCTGAAGCTCAAGGACAACCTGACCATCGTCCGCAACTCCAAGGCCATCGGCCCCGCCTTCCCGGTCTTCCTCAAGAACCTAGTCGAGCGCCACAAGCCCGACATCGTGCTCGTCGACCCCCTGCTGGCCTACGCGGGCTTCGACATCGCCGACCAGGCGCTGACCACCGATTGGCTGCGCAACCAGATCTTCCCCATCGTGCAGAGCACTGGCATCGCCCTGATCTACATGCACCACACGACCAAGCCCAAGTCCGCCGACGACCTGGACAGCATGACCCCGACCCAACTGGCCTACCTCGGCGCCGGCTGCTCCGAGTGGGTCAACTTCGCCCGCGACTCGGGCTACCTGTTCCGCACCAGGAGCGACGACGAAACGGCCGTCTACAAGTTCGGCTTCTCCAAGCGCCAATCCCGTTGCGGCCTCCAGAACTCCGAAGGCCGGTTCACCCAGTTTGCAAAGATTTGCCATAGCCCCGAGCCGGGCGTCATCCGCTGGCAATACGCCGTCGGGGACTCCCTCAACGACCAGACGTCCCGCAAGAAGCCCGTTTCCAGCCCTCCCGCTGGCTCCGTGGGGCGTTTTGACATGCCGTAAGGGGTAAGACCGCCCCCTGCGGCTACCCCCTCCTTAAATCGCCTTTTAGGCCAAACCATCCAAAGCCCTTGTCCTGTCTACATCCTAGTCTACTTCCTAGTCTAGATCCGTCCCTCTGTCGAGGGTGGGTATGCATCGGCCTTTACCCTCCCTTCGGTCGGTCGGCCTCGCATGACCCCTATTTAAACCTACGAACCTATGCCCAAGCCTGAATTGAAGAAAGCAGTGTTGGTGAAATTCCAGTGGACCAGGGTGAGACAAAAGGCTTGGAGGGAAAAGCCCGACCACATGGAAGCCATCCGCGTCAGGGCCACCCAGTCCGCCGCCAACGCCAAGGCCCGCAACCTGCAGAGGCT